TAATCAAATAGAAGATTCAAAAAAATGAACAAGAGATACCTCTCAATAGAAGCCATTAAGGACAAACTTAATACAGGGTTTGCATTCAAAGATATATTTAAGGCCGATGCTTTAATATTCTTAGATAAATTAGCCAGTGATGTTTATAAGATGTATCAAAATGGTGTAAGTGAAATTGAAGTTAAAAAACAAATTAAAAATTGGGATATATGAAAACACTGAAAAACAAACACAACGGGAAATTAGAACGAGTTAAAGACAAAGAAGCCGAAGCAAAGGTTAAATTCGGATGGGATTACACATCAAAAACTGAATGGAAAAACGCAACACGACAACCAAAAACTGAAACTAATGTTGAATCAACCAATGGATCCAAAACAAGAAAAAAAACTTCTAAGTAAGTTAAGACAACCTGTCCATATTTCCTACATCGCTCAATACCTTTTAAAGTGTAAAGAGTTTGAGGCAAAGGAAATACTAATACCATATATTGAAGATGGTATTATAGAAGAAAGTCCATTAGCAAAGAATTACTTCGGATTAAAAAAACAAAATTAGTATGAGCAAAGAGATGGTAAATCACCCCAATCATTATGGGGGGAAAGAGAATCAATATGAAGTTGTGAAGGTGTGCGAGAATTGGGGATTAGATAAGGACGCATATCTATTCAATGTTGTTAAATATGTGGCAAGGGCGGGAAAGAAAAACCCTGAAAAAGAATTAGAGGACCTAACCAAAGCGCTATGGTACCTCAACAGAAAAATTGAAAACTTAGAAAAGAAATGAACTTCTCCACACTAAGAGATATTTATTAGTATGGAGAAGTTATTATTGAATGAAGTTGATGTTATAAGTCAATACAAAGAATTGAAAAATATTCATAAGGTTGCTGATTATTTTAAGGTTTCAACCACACCTATACGAAACATACTTAAAAAAAATAGTATTATTTTAAGTAATAGAAGATATGAAGTAGATGAAAAATATTTTGACATAATTGACAACGAAGAAAAGGCTTATTGGTTGGGATTTTTATATGCGGATGGATACATAAGGGAGAGAAAAAGCGGAAATTCACTTGAAATGAAATTATCAATTAAAGACAAGCATCATTTAGAGTTATTTCGTAAATCTATAGAATCTAATCATAAAATTACTGATGGATTCAATAATGTAAAATATAAGGGTAAGATATCAACCTCGCATATGTCTTCATTAGCGATTTATTCAACAAAACTAGTAGAGTCAATTAAAACACAAGGGTTTCATTCAAGAAAAACTTTTACTATATCAAACCCTAATATAGATGAAGAATTTATTAACCATTTTATAAGAGGATATTTCGATGGGGATGGGTCGTTTTCATTTAACCCAAAAAAATATATAATTAAAACTCAAATAGTTAGTGCATCCGAGGAGTTCCAAAAGTTTATAATTAATGAATTAAAAAATAACAACATAAAAATAAATTTATATTCAGAAATTAAATTACAAATCCAAAATAAAATGGATAATCAAAAATTTTATAATTACATTTATAAAAATGCAACAATTTTTTTAGAAAGAAAAAAAGAAAAATATGAGGAATTTAGAAGATATTATGGGTACGATAATTAATGGGGATTGTGTTGAGGTGATGGAAACATTACCTAAGTCATCAATTGATTTAATTGTGACGAGTTGCCCATACGGTGTGGGTATTGCATATGATGTTCATGACGATGATGTTTATTTTGAAGAGTATTTAAAGTTCTCGGAGAATTGGTTAACCCAAGCATTTAGAGTATTAAAAGATGATGGTAGAATCGCGCTTAATATTCCCTATGAAATCAATCGCCAAGATAAAGGTGGACGGATTTTCTTTGTGTCGGAGATATATCAATTAATGAAAAAAATTGGGTTTAAGTTTTTTGGTATTGTCGATTTAGAAGAAGATTCCCCCCACCGAAGTAAGACCACCGCATGGGGATCGTGGATGAGTCCGTCGAGTCCATACATATATAACCCGAAGGAGTGTGTTATACTGGCATACAAACACAAACACATTAAGAAAGTTAAAGGAGAACCACAATGGAAGGGAGTTCCAACTCAAATAGAACAAGAGGACGGAACATTCAAAAACAAAGTGGTTTATCAGGACGAAGATAAGAAAGAGTTTATGGAGTTGGTATTCGGACAATGGAAATACCTGAATGATTCAAGACCTATGACAAAGGCAACCTTTAGTATGGATATCCCAACGAAGGCAATTAAGATACTATCTTATAAGAATGATGTGATATTAGATCCATTCGCAGGTAGCGGAACAAGTTTGGTAGCCGCACAAGTATTAGAACGAAGATGGATAGGAATTGAACTATCTCCAAACTACATAGAGGTTGCCCAAAACAGAATAAATAGTTTTATCAAAAAAGAGGAGGTTGTATAACCTCCTTTTTTGTTTTTCGTTGTATTTATATAAAAACTATATAAATGAAAAACACATTATCACCCCAAGAAATAATAGACCTAAATGAAAGATGGGTTAATTATACATTAGAAGAACAAACATTCGCCGTTAATTTTTTACAAAATTTATATCCTGATAAAAAACAAATGTTAAAAGAAGCCAGATGGTGGAATACAATTGGTGATATCTTAGGGATTTTTGACCCAACAGGCGTTATTGATGTTGTAAATGGTTTAGATTATTTTAGACAAGGAGATAATTTATTTGCAATAATGTCTTTAATATCGGCAGTCCCATATATAGGTGATGTTGTTGGCAAGCCTGTTGTTTTGGCTTTAAAAGGTGGTGGTGACGTAGCAAAGGCTCTTAGAGTAGCGAAAACATCTACTGACTTTGCTAAGGTCGGAGCAAAAGCACCTGTTTTCGGTAAATTACTTACTAAAATGGATACTATAAGTCCTAAACTTATGAAGATTGTTGAGAAAGTTCCTGGAGGTAAAGGTTTTACAAAAATGATTAGTAAGTGGGTCGGCGAAAAAGGATTATTAACAAATGCTGCAAAAACATATAAATATACTGGTCAGGCAGGTGCTAAAATTGGTGGTAATTTAATAAAAGATTTTGAAAAAGTAAGTTTACTTAAAACTTTAAAAAGTAGTGCCGGTTTAGGAAGTGGTGGGTCAAGGGCGTTCAGAGATTTCGGTAAAGGTGAGTGGGGTTTACTAACAAGAATATTCAAAAAAATTGGTTGGTGGAAGAATCCGGCTTTAACTATGTTGTTAGTTAAAACAAAATTTTGGATGAAATTTTTGGATTTTGTTGGGGTTGCTAATTTTGTCGGACCTGAAGAATTGTCTAAACAAATGGGGGACGAAGAATTCCAATCAAAGTTACAAGCGTATAATGATTCACCCGAAGGTAAAAAATATTGGGAAGAAGAAATGGCTGGAGTTAAAGATGATGGTACAACAACTCAACAAGCGGCACAAACACCAGAAAAACAAACGGCGGCGTCTAATGATCCGTTTATGAATGCGTTTAAATCAATGTTTATGTAATGAAAAAAAGATTAATCAAAGAGTCAGGGATAAGGGACATTAATAAGTTATCCCAAAGATACAAGAAAGCAAAAATATATTTTCACCAAGATAGCGATGGCGTCACTAGTGCGTTGTCGATGAAACATTATCTTGAGGATAATGGTATTAAGGTTGTTGATTGTGAGGTAATCCAATATGGAGATAAGGAATTTTCTATAAAGAAGGCGGACGCAACTGGTGAGGTTATGCCGGTGTTAGTTGATTTCGCCCACGGCAAACCAATGTTTGTTATACATACAGACCACCACGATACACAAGCCGGAGCTGAGGATACAAAGTCAAAGAGTTTCAGGTCATCAAGATCCAATGTTGAAACGATATCCCAGATAGTATCACCAAAAGATATATTCACATCTGAGGACATTAATCTAATCTCAACGGTAGATTCGGCAAATTACGCAACAAACGATATATCACCCGAAGAAGTTATTAACTATTTATTCTCCTTAGACAAAGACAAATCATTACAAAAAAACAAAATGTTATTGGGATTGGTAACCAATAAATTATTATTGGCATTTAAAAACAAACCTGGGTTCTTGGAAGAGTTGGTTATGAAATCCACGCCCTCCATTATGAACATCCTACAAAACATAAAAAGGATAATGGTTGAAAAAGGTTATGCTGACATACCCACCTTACAGAAAAACAAGGATGTTTATGTAGGTAGTATGAAAAATAACCCCAATGTTAAAATCAGTGGTAATATAATTACTCAGTATGGTGGTGGTAATATGATGAAACCTGGGTCTTATGATAGATATACGCCATTCAAGAACAACCCAGAGGCTGACTTCTTGGTTATCGCTTGGCCGTTAGGATTGGTTCAAGCATCTTGTAATCCATTTAAGAAAGATAGAGAGTTAAAGGGGATTAATTTAGGTGAGATTAAGGATGAGGTATTATCAAAATGGGAGTCACAATTAAATGAAAGACAAATACCGTTATCAACTATTAAGTGGGTGTCTGAGACATCCGTTAAAGAGGGTTCGGTAGGGTTTACATTCAAGGACTTCGCCGCTTTATATGGTAGTAAGTTCAAAACTATGGACAATGGTAAGGAAGTACTAACTGATATCGGTAAGGCAATGTCAAAACACTTTAATGAATTAACCGAAGAGGAAAAGTTAATGTTAGATGATGTTACTGTAAATGCTTGGGATATTATTGAATCTAATAGTGGGGGACATCGTTGCATTTCTAATGCGTCTG